CCTCGAAACACCTACGTTGTATTTTGCTATACAGTACCTTTGCATACTGCTTATTTCTTCTTTGCTTTTCTGATTGCATCTCTGAGTTCTCTTTCATAATTTTTTATAAAGAATTTATTGACCGCCCTTCTGCCTAGTGCAAAGAATTTAAACTTGGGATTGTCATAACTTACGCTTCGTCTGTTTAAAGCTACCAATAACTTTGGCTTACTATTTTTCTTTAGTTCGTATAAACCTTTGACTCCATTGATGTCTAGTATCTTGTTGTTCTTATTATTTACCAAACTTCTAAACTTAGCTTTAGTTAAATTACCCTGATTAGTCAGACCTACTCTATTTCTGAATGGTATAGGTATTGCGAAAGACTCTCTCCTGATGCCACCAAATACTTGCTTTTCTAAATACTTTGCTTGTTCTTTAAGGATATAAACATTACCTTCTAAATTTGTTTTATGCGATGGTTTTACAAATACACCTTTCTTCGTAAATCCTGCCGCACCTTTTCTAAAGGTATTGTCCATATCTTTTTGTAATTGCCTTCTAGTTTGAAATGCAGTTTTATTAATTGCTTTAGATGTTGCAAAAGGTATTTGTTTCTTTTGAAAAGAAGTTAGACTTTTATTTATTTCTTTAGTATCTGCTTTTATATTTATTCTCATAATACAGATGGTGCGATGATAGGAGAAAATATATCAGGGAGAGAACCACCGCACCACATGAGCATTATATATTTCTTTCTTTATGTTCAACAATGTTTTTGCACCACCAATATAGTTGTGCATCGTTCAATGTTGATTTCATAAAATTAACAGTACGACATACCAATTGGATATTGCCAACCACATAACCTTTATCAGAATCTTTACGATCTATCGAACAAGCATAATCTGTACTACCACCACCACGATGCCATGTCATATTCACACCTGACAAATTGCATTTACCTTCTTGAATGTCCCATAATTTAAATATGTAATCCAACTCTATATCCCATTCGATATCCGACTTTCTTCTGCTGGATTTAAGTTGTGTATATAAAAGATTTAGATAGGTATATGGTGTTTGATTTTTGGCTTTAACTCTTTTCTCTTGAGTACAGGTTCTACATTCTGTCCTAGAATAATCGCCCTTGGTATTGCTTCCTTGCTCGAACATATCTGCTGATAAGGTTCGTAAGCAATAACTACATTTCTTCTTGCCCATTCGTTTTAGCTTTATAGGAAAGTATTGTAGGTAATAAACCTTGCTTTGTCAGTTTTACAAATTCTAAAAAGATATCGTGATCTATCATGTTAAGTAATTCATCTGCTGATAAGACAATTGCATATTTGCCAAACTGTTTTTGTACATTCTTTTTTCCAGCTTGATCCTTGCAAATAAAAACTTCTCTATCTGTTTCTTTGTGTTTCAGTTTCCAAGTATCAACAGGTAATGGCATGACACCTTCTTTAAGCAATTGATTTTGTAAAGACTTCCATGCTCTAAGCATCATACTTGCCATTTTCTCTAAATCCCTTGATTTATCAGGGAATGAAAGCGATAGGTTGTATTTAGTTTGTGCTAGTTGAAACCTTTTTTGGAATTCTGTATTAACTAATCTGACAGGTTCATCAACTCCAAAGTCAGTAATTAATTGCCTTTGAATCGAATTAATGTCTTTTATTATTTCTATTACAGATTCAGAATACATATTTTTATAAAGGTTTTGGTTTCATAGTTTTGGTTTTATTGTTCGGAAAAACAATAAAAACCAACCATATTTCGTTGAAAAGGTTTTGAATTTGATGAAATTTAAACCAAAAACAAACCATTTTAAGACCAATTTATATTTTCATCTAGTAATTCAGCAGTTCCATTTTCATTTATATATCTTGTTTTTATTTTGATTTCTTGTTTACCAAAATTGATTAAAACAATTTCATGACAATTTAAAACTTCTAAATATTTTAGAATTTGTTTTTCTTCTCTAGCATTTTCAGTAACTTTAAATTCGCAAACTATTGGCTTGTCGTAGTCTAAATATAAAATTAAATCAGGTCTTATAGTTGTCAAAGTTTCATTTTTATAATAAACAACATAGCTTTTTTGTCTTTGAAAACTTATTTTTCTTAAATTACATTCCATACAAAAAGCAGTTTCAAATACACTTTCCGACATACCGAATGGTGTATGTGTAATTACTTCTTTTACAATATCAACAATTATACTTTTACTTTCTTCATTCATTAAAATATCTCCGAATTGTATTCATTAGTTTGATAACCTTTGCCTTTCTCATAAGTTAAAACTTCTTGATCTACTAATTTTCTTAGCCAAGTTTTTACTGTTGAATCATTTAGTTTAGTCAATCTTGTTATCTCTGCTTGACCTAACCATACTGTTGCTGGTTCGTCTGCTTTATCCTGAACAGTTCTAATTGCATCAATAATTGTTTGTCCTTTTTCAGATACTTTGGTTTTCTTAGGCATATCACCAGCATCAATAATCTCTAATGCACCTGATGTCATGTCGTGGAATGGTAGTTTCTGTTCTATAAATTTGAAGTTTTTTGGCATTACAGGCTTACCATCTTTGACTAATGTTTGGCTAAACTCGACAAACATATCGCTACCAAGATTAGTTCTTGCTACTCGATATTCCCAATCTACAGATGCTTGTATTACAGAACTTCCTCTTGCCCTAGATGATGTGCCATGCCCTGTGTGATGCACAATGCAAATGCAAGTAGAATACGAATCTCTAAGATCATCAATTCTTTCGATAAATGCTGACATATCTTCTGTAGAGTTTTCATTACCAGCACCAAAGTTTCTTTGCAAAGTATCAACGACAATCATTCTGACTTTGCCTGATTCATCTTGTGTTCTGTCAATTGTGTCTTTTAATAATTGATGGTCTTTATCGTCTAATAATCTTGCACCCCTTGTAGATATTAATAATGGTGCATCTTTAACTCTTGTTGCATTTAACTGTTGCCATGCCAAGAATCGTCTTGAAATGGCTCTCATACCCTCACCAGCTAAATAAACAACCGCACCCTGTTCTGTTTCGTGTCCATGCCAATCACGACCTAAAACGATATTACAAGCTAAATCTACTGTTACAAATGATTTACCACTTTTAGCTTGTCCAAAAATAGCTACAACAGAATCTTCTTCACATATATCTTTGACCACCCATTTAGGCGGTGTGATGTTCTGCATGATGTCATTAACCTGAATTAGATCAAAAGAAACTCTTTTTTTGATTTGATTATTCAAACAATAATCCAAGAACTGTTGTGATGATGTAAAGAAGTCATTTACCTTTGCATCATATAAATCATCTTTATCTTTAAACTCTCTTGGCGGCTTTACAATGATTACTTCTGTAGCTATCTGACTAAGTTTCTCTTTTAGTTCTTCAGAACATTTTTTACCAGCTTCATCATTATCAGGAAAAATAATAACCTTTCTATCTTTTAATGGTGTCCAATCTTGTTTGTCTAAATTATTAACACCACCATGCCATGTACAAACATCGCCATCGTATATGCTTTTACAACCTAATAAGGCTTTTTCTCCTTCATTGATAACCACATAATCTTCAGGCTTTTGATTCTCACAATAAATAGGCAAGATGCCATCAGGTCTTTTCATTACCCATTGATCTTTGATCTTAGTAAATGGTGCGTATTTTTGTTTTATGTAATGTTCGTTAGGAAACCGCATTACACAAAAAGAATCAGAATAACGCAGATATACGACAGACTCAGTTTTAAGCTGGTACATATCTTTATCGTTAAATGTTCTTGTAGGCTTTGTTGGTGTTTGTGTATCTATAGGTTTGTATTCTTTTAAAAAATCATCAGGATTAAGACCACGATTCTTAATAAATTCTATGAGTCCATAACCTTGATTATTTTCAAAGTCAAAGAAAGTTCCTTGTTCTAAATTTAAACAAAGACTCCCTTTGCTTCCCCACCGATAGTAAGAGCCATCCTTTTTAGATGGCTCTCCTAATATTTGCACCGCTATCTCAGGTGCGATTTTCTCCCAATCTAATTCCATCAATCATTAAAATGGAATATCACCTGAATCCAATGTATCCAATACAGGATGTGATTCTTTGGTGTCACCATCTGACGTAGGGAGAAAATTATCATGTTGGCTATTGCCATTTTGATTGTCAGATGGTGACTCGCTATACCAATCAGGTATAACAAATTCTGCTGGTCTATCTTTCATCCCAACAAATTCAAAGTGTGGAATTGATGTAGCACCTTTTCCAATTGAAATACTTTCAGAACCTGTGTATTTGACTACAGGCAATTTACCTTCATTCTCAGGCTTTTGTGTTTCTGCATAGAAACTAGCACCCATTTCTTGAAAACCTTTGTATTCACCGAATGAATGTCTTTGCCATAAAGAAACAGGATGTTCGATATTATTAGAACCTTCTACAAATTTAGGCAGTACCCAAACTGAAAAGGCTTTTTTATATTCTTCGTCAGGTCTTGCTACATTATCAAATAAATCTTTACCCCAAATGTAGCTAAATCCTTCACCTGATGTATATTTACCCCAACCCATAAGCATAGTAGCTGGATCAATCATAAAATAGTTTGCATCTATTCTTTCTTTGCCACGATACCAGCACTTCTCTTGAAAGTGATGTTTTAAATATGGCGTGTCTTCTGAATCAAAAACAAATGGATTATCTGTCATGTGTAATATCTCCTTTAATTAATTTTAAATAACAATGTTTTAAAAACTCAATGTTCAGTTCAACAAAAGGTTCTAGGTCTAACGCTTCTTCTTCCTTAACAGATTTTTCTGTTAGATAACGAAGCCAAATGTTAGTACAGAAGTCCTGAAAGTGAACATCATCTTCTAAACGATAGTGTCCATTTTTTAGTTGTTCTGTCATTGAGTTTTCTCCATGAAGTGACACCATAAACTATTAGTTATTTTTTTGTCAATAATAATTGTAAAAAAAAAGCCACCCTTTGAGGTGGCTTTTAAAAAAATTTTTACTCTAACCAAATAATTTACTTTTTACAGGTGACCATGTTACTTTTTTACCACCAGCAATTTCATCAACAATCCTACTTATGTCAGATATATCATTTTTAAGGATTTTAAAAGTCAATCTCCAACCTTTTCCTGCTGGTAATGCAAGTTCACGACTGACATAAGTTTGTGTCAAAAAAAACAATAATGCTTTTTTTGTTGGCTCGTCATTGAAATAACCATCAACAAATTTATTATCTTCAACGTGCTTACCTTGTGCAATAATTTTACAAATACTTTTTTGAATAGTCTTGTACAGAACTTGCTGGTTTGGATGTCTTTTTTTGTTAGTCATAATTTTCTCCTTGTTAATTAAAATTATATTGTAAAGATAGCAAATTCACAGAAAATTACAACTATTATTTGCAAAATATATAAAAAAAAATTTTATAAAACTATTGCGATTTTTTTATTAATAGTTTTAAATGTCTTTTGTAATTATCAATAAAGGAGAAAATTATGAAATTTACGACAGCAGAACTTCAAGTATTATCCAATCTTGTGGACATTAATCTTACAGGTATCGGTGATGAAGCATTAGCAGAAGAAATCAAAAGTGATTTTGGTTATTTTAAATTAAAATCTGTTAAACAGGCTTGGAGTATATCCGACAAAATTAACGAGCAACTATCAAAACAACTAAGGAGAAAATTATGAAAGAAAATTTATTTAATATAAACGAAATACAAATAACAGGTATTAGGTATGACTTGCCTGATGGTAGGTATGGCAATATTCGTTTTGATGAATTGCTTTGTATTCTTAACAAAGAAGAAAGGGCAAAAATTATGAGCATGGCAAGAACTTTAATAAATGATGATCTTTATCAAGATGTTGTTAAGGAGATAAAATGAAAGCACTAATAGTTAAATGGCAAGACACCAATAAATATGTCTTACACGTCAAGTCCAACAATGATCTATTGCTGGAAAGAAAAAAACAACAACACGAACATTTAAATCCTAAGATTGTATCTTGGGATGAATGGGAGTTAATCCAGCTATGTCAATGATCTACAAAGTACAAGACAACTGCATCGAAGGTTATGAAGGTAATGTATTGGTATCTTTGCTGTACATTACCGATCCTGTTGCAAGGGCAAAATATATTTTACAATTACACAATTCAGGAGAACTATCACAATGAGCAATACAGAAAGAGTAAATGATGAATGGATTTATTATGGTACTAACTATCATTTTAAATTTACTGACGAGAAGTATCATAGGTATGCAACTTTAATTGTTAAGCCGCAACACATTGAATTATTATCCAACAATACAGATTTGCCTGATGCAGAACTTAAAAAGGTTATTGTTGAAGAATGGTTTGGTTTGGAGAATGACATGACAAGAGAAGCTAATAACAAAAAAAGGAGAAAACAATGATAAATCACTTAAGTCACTATGGTTCTTTTATTTATACTGTACCAGCCGAATTTACTAAAAAAGAACTAAAAGAATTGCATAAAAGCGTTTTGTTTCATTATGAAGCCGAACAAAGATATATTGGCAAACGCTATATGGGAAAATATTACAGTTCAAAAAATGCTGATTTGCATATTAAAAAAAGTAAATTGCTTAAAACAATTTTAGAAAAAATAGAACGCATGCAAAAAGAAAAAAAATGAGAGAGCCTAAAGACCTAATCATCTTATTATTGCTTGGCATCATTTTGACTTTTGTTTGGAACTTAGAGATTTATTTAGTATAGGAGAAGTATATGAGTTATAACAAAGAGAGAAAATCAAAAACGATTTCTTGTCGAGTTAAGCCAAGCACATACCAAAAGTTAGAAGAACTTATGGATAGTTTGTTTATAGAAAACACAGGTGATTTTATAGAGTTTATTGTTGAACATTGTGAAATAAAAAACAAAGGACTTTTAAAAGAGTATCAAGAAATTATTAAGCAACTTGAAGAAAGGGAAAGTTTTTATAAAGCTAATTTAGAAGTTAGTTTGCAACTTAAAAATGGATTGGAAAAAGATGAAAACATTACGTGAGCAGTTAAAAGAGCTAGAGGAAAAAGCTGAAAAGATAGGTTTAATGAAAGACGAAAGATTTAATACAGGTTGGATTATGCCATATACCCCTGAGACAAAAATAGCAATTGAATTAGGCACACGCTATGAAGCAAGAATCAAAAAACTTATGGAAATAGGAGCAGAAAAAAACATACATCCAGAATATTTAGAGCGTTGGGCAAAAAATAAATATGATGAAATAGATTGGGCGAAACAAGCTAAGCTTCTTTTTGAAGAACAAACAGATCTTTATCATCAAATAACAGCATTAGAAAAAAGAATAAAAGGAGAAGAAGATGAAAATTGATTTGACACAAGAAGAATCTGAAACCATTTGCACATTGATTGAAGGATTTAAAATTAGGTCTGAAAAAAATTTGCAAAGCGTTTTTATGCCTGACCATTATAAAAATCAAGCTAAAGAGAGAATTAAGAGATGTTATAAAATTTTAAATAAATTACAAAAAAAATCAGGAGAAGAAGATGAAAAAGACAACCTCAGACAAACTTAACCGAAGCATTAAACAAGTAGCCTGGACTAATAGCAAAGGCCAGAAACAAATCAGCTACTATCTTAAATATACTTTTAATG